CTTGCCCAGGATCCGGGAGAGCAGGGCCTTCGCCGCCTTCTCGGGAGCGTTGATCAGCCAGCCCCCGAGACCCTTCAGGAACCCGACCACGCCGCCGTCATCGAAGTGACCGGCGAATCCCCCGCCGACCACGCCGCCGTTGGCGAACCCGATCCCCTCACCCTGCAGACGGTTCTTACCAACCATCCAATTCCTGACCCCGGACGCGCCGCGATGCTTCGCCATAAGGTTGGCCTGCTTCACGAACCCAGGGCCTACGGCCTTCGTGAACTCCGGCCGGAATATCGACTCTCCCGGGGAGACGGCCGCCAGCAGGGAATCCTTACCCGGGGCGTACCCAGGGAGTACACCGCCGTCCGCGAACTTGTGGAGGGGGCTGAGTCTGGTTCCGATCCCGGCCAGCCTGGCGATCCCGTTGACCATGGCCACAAGACCGTTGTTGTAGATCCCGATGATGAAGTTGACAGGAGTCTTGGCGATGCCGATCAGACGGTTCCACACGGACCGGATGCCGGAGACGGTGGAGGAGAACGCGGACTTGATCCCTCCGAGCGCCGACTTCAGCAGGTTGAACACGGGCCGGATCCCGTTCCGCCAGACGTTGCCGATCACGGTCTTGATCGTGTTCATGTGCGCCCGGATGAAGCTGGACACGTTGCTGAACACGGGCCGGACGACGTTGGTATAGATCCACCGGATGACCGGGGCCAGGACGCGCTGAATGTAGAACTTCAGCGCGTTGAAGTAACCCCTGATCGCCAGCCACGCAAGCTTGATCGCGATCTGAATGATGATCCACGCGGTCTTGACGACGTTGGAGAAGATCACGAAGGCGAACTTCAATTGGGTGGTCAGGACCTTGGCGATCAGACGGAAGATCGGCCCGATGATCGCCCAGGCCACGCGGATCACTGCGGAGATCGCCGCCCACACGGTCTTGACCACGGCCCAGAAGATCTTGAACTCTTTGATCATGATCCCGATCTCGATCACCAGGATCTTAAAGATGACCTTGAGAACGGACCAGCCGATCTGTGCCGCCTGCTTGATCCCGGCCCATGCCGCGTTCACGATGTTGCGGAAGGTCGTGAAGTTCCGATAGGCGTAGATCACGAACCCGACCAGTGCCCCGATCGCGATGATGATCAGTCCGATGGGGTTGGCGGACATTGCCAGGCTCCACGCGATCTGTGCAGCCGTCACGCCCATGATCGCTAGACGGATGGCACCGAAGACCGTGACCGCGATCGCCAGGGAGACTATCGCGCCCTTGATCATGTAGACGTAGACAGAACCGGACTTCATGAACTTGGCGAAGTCCTTGATCCACTGAATCGTGTTCGTCAGGGCCGGACCAAGGTTACCGGTCAGTACATGGATCATGGACACAACGGCCGGAAGCAGGAAGGAACCGATCTTCGCCTTCGCGTCCATCCACTGGGCCGCGAGGATCCTTTGCTGGTTCGCCAGCCCGCCGGACGTCCGCGCGAAGTCACCCTGGGCTGTCTTGGTCTGCTTCATGATCAGGGAGTACGCGATCTGGGACTTCTGCGCAGCGGTGAACGCGCCGTTCTGCTTCTTCATCCCCATGCGAAGGCCCTCGATCTGGATAGCGGCGTCGGAGACGTTCACGCCGAAGGCCTTCAGGGGTTCGGCCTCACCAGCCAGGCCGGAGCGCAGCGCCAGCAATACCTCTTCTGGATCTTGGTTGTTGAACGAAGCCATGTCTCCGGCCAGTTTGACCATGGCCATGGACATGGACGCTGCTTTCGGCTGGCTCAGACCCAGCGCTCCCAGGAAGTTGCCGAAGGTGGCCGTGGCCTCCACCGCCGCTTGCCTGCTCATGCCCAGGGACTTCGCCGCGTTCTGCGCGAAGTCCATGACGACCTTGTTCGACTTCCCGAAGACGACCGCGCTCTTTGACATGGACTCGGACAGGTCTGAAGCAGCCGTCACGGAGTCCTTCAGGAAGTCAACCGCGCTGAACGCGCCGAAGGACGCGATCATGGTACCGGCGGCCTTCTTCATCCCCGACCCCATGCGATCCACGTTCCGGAGAGCGGAGTCCGCTCCACGTCGGGTCTGATCGCGCATGCCCAGGTTGATCAGTACGGTCCGTGCCGACATGGCTTACTCCTCTTCCACGGAGGGGAGTGGATCAAGGTCCCAGGGTACCGGGGGCTTGACGTCCCGTGGTTTGGCACCGTCACCCCCGCCGCGTTGCCAGTTCCCCCACTCAAGGGTGTTCTGGATCTTGGCCAGCATGTTGACGATCTGGCTCCACTCTACGAACTCATCTCCGTGTGTGGCGCGACGTAGGGCCGAGTCCATCGGAAGGGTGTCCATGAACGCGTAGAACTCCGGATAGGTCAGCCTCTCCGTCCCCAGGTCGGTCAGTCTCCGGCCGTAGAAGCGTGCCAGGTCCGCCGTCACTTCGGCTGGGTACTCCTTGGGCAGGGAGACCAGCCAGGCTATTTTCCCGTGTCCATCCCCGAGTGATCGCCCCAGTCCTTGAAGAGACGATTGAGGCCGTCCAGGCTCAGAGGCAACGCGTCCCACTTCTCGAACGCGTCATCTTCCATGACGGTTTCGAAGCCCAGCTTCAGGGCCGCCGTCATGAAGTCGACGTCATCGTCCGCCGTTTCCATGAGACTGCGGTCCAGGGTCCCGAACGGGGGAAGGGTGAACTTGATCCCGCCCTGAATGAAGCGATACAGATGATCTTCCGCTTCGGCCTTCTGGTTCTCCTCGTACTGGTCCAGGTCCATGGGTTCGGCCTGGATCTTGACTGGCCTCTTCTTCGGAGCGTTACGCCGCCGTGGATCTCCGCTGACCATCTACCGTCCTCGTCTTCTCTGTACAGCCTGGGTGGTGGTGCGTTCGAAGCCTTCTTCGATCACGCGCATGACGTCCGGAGTGTATCGGGCGATGACGTCGGCCATCCACGGAGTGGACGGCTGGCGTACCCAGACACCCGCGTTGCCGTAGACCTGGTGCCGCCAGTTCGTGAAGCCCGGGACCCCTTCCATGTAGGACGGGAGGAACCCAGAGAATCTCTTGCGCGGTGACATCCGCTGGGGGTTGATCCTGATCATGCTGGACGCGTGATCTTTCCCGATCCTGAAACTGAACTCGATCGCGTGAGCCGTGCTCTCCCGAAGTCCCGGCTGGCCCTGCTCCCTGCTCTGACCTTTGGAGGGGAGGGACTTCACCTTGTTCCGGAGCGCCGGGATCATCCGGCGTTCGGCCACGGTCTTCACGTCGTCCGCGTACCTGGACAGGGACGGCCGTCCGCCCTGCAGATGCCGAAGGTCCCGCTCCAGGTCCCTTAGTTGCCTGGTGTCCAGATCGAACTCTGGAGCGGTTGGCGCTCCGGCCACGGCTTACGTCACGGCCCTGGTAACAGCTCCCGTGGTCGGCCACGAGACCTTGACCTTTGCCAGGTCCCCCACCGAACCATCGATCGGCACGTGGGAGTTGATCAGGATGTTCCCCTGGTACTCGGGGTTGGTCGCGGAGTTGGCCGCGCTGGTGGCCTTCGCCGTGAACGGGACTACGGTCCCCAGGGCCGCCCAAATCGTCGCGTCCACATTGGACGCTGCGAAGTCCTCATTGAACTCCACGTCCAGTTTGCCGTCTTTGAGCCCGCCGACGCGAGCGCGGTACGTCGCACCGAACGCCGTGGTCTCCTGTTCGTCCACGTCCAGAGTGAGCGTGAGCGAGGTGGCATGGTCCGAGAGGTTGACAGAGTTGATCACAACCTTGACGTCGGTCAGTACGAGAATGGCCATGTGGGGACCCCCTTCTAAGATCCGATGCCGATGGCACCAGCGATTGAGAACGTGCCGGTGATCGCGGTCACGTTGAACCGGAACCAGGTATCGGTGATCGCCCCGGCCGTACGAGTTACCCAGGTCGCCCCGGCCGTGGTGATCGGCCCGAAGGTCGCGCGGGATGTGGCTCCGGCGAACGATCCGGCCGTGGCTGATTCGAGCTTCCCCGTGACTGTGGTCCCTGGCGTCCCCAGAACGTGAAAGATCCCGTACAGATACTGAGTCGCGCCGACGGCTCCGAGGTTGAGACCGGCACCCAGGCCGCCCGTGAGGGTGACGTTCCCCTTGGCTGGGGAGACTCCGCCCCGGATGGCCCCCACGTAGTTGGAGCCGGACGACTTGACCGCGTACGGGGCCAGTTCCCCGACGGATCCGAACAGGTCGTACGACAGCTCCAGGCCCTGGTAGAAGTAGGCCGTGCTGCCCTCTGTGGAGGCGATCGCGTAAGTCTGCCCCAGGTCGGCCACACCCAGATCCGTGAAGGCCTGGGGGTCTGGGGCCAGCAGGGTAGCGGACTGCCATAGCCCCTTGAGGTCTGTGCTGACTTCCTTCAGGCCCCCGGTCCGGCCCTTCCAGCCACCCTGACCGAACGTGGTGGAGTCCTGTTCGTCCACCCCCACATCGATCGTGAGCGCGTTCGAATCCGTGGTGAAGTCGTACCCGCCGACCCAGGCAATGCAGTCGGTCATGACTACCGGGGCCATGGGATCACCCTTCTGTCAGGGACTTGGTCAGGGATTTGGCCCCTGACTTGGCTGGCTTCACGTCCAGCTCTATCAGGCCCGCACTGACCAGGGACGCGATGTTCTCGTCACTGCACCGCGCCGCCTCGAGCTCGGAGCGCGTGACCTTCTCACCGTTCATCTTCCCGGCCACTTGCAGGCCTCCACACACCGTATACGTCTCTTCCATACCCAGCCCCTTTTCTAGTTGCCCGTGGCCACCACGAGAAGATCGAAGACGCCACCGTAATATCCCATGGCTCCCATCTCTTCGGCTCCCAAAGGACGGAAGGACTTGACCATGACCTGCGCGACGATCCCGCCCAGACTGTTGTCAGCCTCCAGAGCAGCCTTGATCGATTTGGCTCCGACGGGATCCGCGTACTCCGAAAGCCTGGTCTGTCCGACGCGATCGACCGCAGCGGAGGTGAAGACATAGACTCTGGGACTGATCGTCATGGAGCCGGACCTGAACGCCCCGTGGTAGTCCGGAATCTCCGGCACGCCGACCATGGCGAACGGAGGGGACATCTGATCTTTGATGAACTCCGTGGTCCGCAGGCCGGTGATGTCGTCAAGCGCCGACTCGATCGCCTGCATCACCTGGAGGATCGTCGGGGTCGCCATGTCAGGCCACCTGAACCATGGACCGGATGTACGGGGCGATCCGGAGCAGGACGTTGGGGTTCTCCCTG